GTTCTAGCTTCGTTCCGAAAACGACAAAGGTGTCGCGAATGATCTCTGTCGAGCCCACGCTGAATATGTTCTATCAGCTCGGGCTTGGCGAGATAATCACAAAGCGCCTTAAACGGTACTTTGGGATTGACCTTTCAACACAGCCATCGATAAACAGATGGCTTGCGTATCTGGGGTCCAGCGTCGATGCTACTTTCGGAGATGGTTTCGCAACCATTGACTTGAGTAGCGCCTCCGATTCGATATCCTTGGGGCTCTGTAGTGCATGCCTCCCACCCGACTGGCTTTCCGCCATGTTGGAACTGAGAAGCGACGCTACATCCATTCGGATTGACAAGAGGGAGTTCGACGTTAAGCTGAACATGATGTCTACAATGGGGAACGGTTTTACGTTCCCATTTCAGACCGCTCTGTTCGCTTGTATCGCGGCTGCTAGCGTCTATCAAGATGATTCGCTCAGATCCTCTCCTCGAGGATTCGGGTTGAATCGTCCTGGTATGTTCTCGGTCTTCGGCGACGACATCATTGTCCCGACGAAGGCCTATGAACGGACGCTACGGCTTCTTCGGCTCTTGGGCTTCACGCCCAATCCAGAGAAGTCCTTTGGTTCCGGCTCGTTCCGTGAGTCTTGCGGTCATGATTATTATCATGGCTACAATGTCAGGCCTGTTTTTGTGCGAAAGCTCAAAACAGATAATGACCTCATGGTTCTTACCAACCTCTTGGTCGGGTGGAGCGCACGTAATTCCATATCGTTGGATAATACCCTTGCGCTGTGTCTGAAGAACTTAAAGTTCGTCAACATAGTGCCGATGGGCGAATCTGACGATGCTGGGTTGCGTGTGCCTTACTCGATAGCGACGGACTTCGCGAGATTGAGATTGCCTAAACATAGGCAGTTCCAATCGCTCGGTTACGTCAAGAGGTACTCTCTGCCAAAACGGATGAGAGTTCTCGATGGGGAAATCCATGTCCCCAAAGGGGTAAAGCGACACATCTACAATCCACCAGGATTGCTGATGGCGTATCTCTGCGGAGGGATACGCGGATCGAGTATCAGTCTCACAAACTGGCACCCGGTCTATCGCACGAAGCGTGCTGTGGCACCCAACTGGGACCATTTAGCACAACCGCTCGAAGCGGCCATGATTGGTACCGCTGAGAGTCCAGCTTCCTTAGCCAGGAAGACCGATCAAGTCCTTAGGCATCTCCTTTGGGATGTCAAGGGGTTTGGCCGGGTACGCAAAACGCGTACTGGGGGTCGCTCCTAACCAGGGCGGGGCCTACCTTTAGTGAGAGGCAG